TGCGCAAGCGTGTGCTGCGCAACGCCCTGGCGGCCGGCGCCCGAGAAGTGCGCGACGTGGCCAAGCGCAATGCCCCAGTTCTGACGCTTGGCACGTCCATGAAAGCACCCTACCGCAAGCCCGGAACCGTGCGCGACGCCATCCGCGTTCGCACCAGCAAGGCAGACCGCAAGGCCGGCGACGTGGGCGTGTTCGTCAACGTGCGCCCGGCCAAGGCCGGTGCCCGGGGCGCCAAGAACCCGAACGACCCGTTTTACTGGCGCTGGCTGGAATTCGGCACCAAGAAGATGTCCGCACGCCCATTCCTGCAGAAGTCCATCAGCGCGCTGCCCAAGGCGCTGGGCATTTTCGAGCAGCGCATTGCCAAGTGGATCAATGAGACCGACGCCGCCGGAAAGGCCATCCCATGAGCGCCGCCACCGACCTGCAGGCACTGCTGCTGGCCACCAGCGCCGTCACCGCGCTGTGCAGCACGCGCATCAGCGCCGACCGCATGGAGCAGGCCGCTGCCACGCCCTTCATCGTCTACACCGGCACCGCAGAGCCACAGCGCTCGCTGGACGGCACGATCCACGGCACGCGCACGGTGTTCGAGATCCAGTGCTGGGCCTCCACCCGCGCCGCAGCCGATGCCCTGGCCGCCGCCGTGATGGCCGCGCTCGATGCACAGCACCAGTACTGCTCCGGCCCGGTGGCCGGGTTCGATGCCGAGCTTGACCTGGAGGCCGCCCTGTTGACGTGTGATTGGTGGAGCTGACCGCCCGCTGATCCGCCCCTGTTCCGCAAGCCCGCATCGTGCGGGCTTTTTTGTTCCCCCGTTGCCCGCCAAGAGTGGGTTTTTTTTCGTTCCCTGAAAGGCAAATCATGAGCACTCAAACCGGCCGCAACGTCCGCGTGGAAATCGCGGCAACCTATGACACGGCCAAAACCGTGTCCGCCGTCACCAAGGCCAACCCCGGCGTGGCATCGTCCACCACACACGGCATGGCCAACGGCACCATCGGCTACTTCAGCGACACCACCGAAGGCATGAACGAGCTGGCCGGTGCCGCCTTTTCTGTGGCCAACCAGGCCACCAGCACCTTCGAGCTGCAGGCCGAGAACACCACCAGCTACGGCACCTTCACCAGCGGAACCTTCACCCCGGTGCTCACCTGGAGCACGCTCAGCACCGCCACCAGCTACAGCATCGGTGACGCCGCTGCCGACCAGATCGACACCACCACCCTGCTCGACCGCCTGAAGCAGTCCGAGATCGGCCTGCTGGCCTCGCAGACCGTCACCATCGAAGGCTTCAGCGATCCGCAGTCCGCCGCCGCGCTGCTCATCCGCGCCGCCGCGCTGAACGTGTCCTATGTGGTGGTGCGCATCACCCTGAGCAATGGCGAGCGCCGCATCTTCCGCGGCATGCCCTCGCTGCCGGGCGAGTCCATGAGCGTCGGCCAGAAAGCCACCGGCTCGCTCACCTTCGCGGTGAAGGGCAAAGTCGGCATGCTGGTGAGCGCATGACCCCAGCCGAGCGCCTGATTGCCCAGATCAAGGCCCAGCGCCTGAGCTGGGTGGAGCTGGAGCCGGCAGCGGATGGGCGGGCGGCCAAGCGGGTGCAGATCACCCGGCCGCCCGAGACGGCCATGCCCGACTTCGTTGCCAAGACCGATGATGGGCAATACACCCTGAAGGCGGAGATCCGCCACGTCAACGCCTATACGGTCGGATGGGAAGGGTTCATCGAGTCCGACCTGGTGGGCCCGGCCGGTGCGTCTGACCCGGTGGACTTCACGCCCGAGCTGTGGCAGACGGTGGTGGCCGACAAGATGGCCTGGCTGCAAACGGTGGCGCGGGCCATCCTCGAATCCATCGTCAAGCACCGCGACACGCTAGAGGCCGACGCAAAAAACTGACCGCCCTGCTGGCCTGGCAAGCCGGCATTCAGTACGAGGGCGAGACAGAGCCGGACGGTGATCCGGGGCACTACATCGCCATCCGCGCCTGGCGCCTGCTCTCCAACGGCATGGGCGGCATGGATTGGGCGGGCTTGCCGCTGGTCTGTGAAATGCTGGGCGTGACGGATGCCGAGGCGCTGATCTGCCGGATGCAGGTGATCCGCAACTACAAACCAAACGAGAATCAAGATGGCACTCGCGCAACTTTCGATTGACCTGATCGCCAAAACGGCGACCTTTGAGAAAGACCTCAAGCGCGCGGCCGATCTGGGCTCGCAGTTTGCCAGCGCCACGGTGGCCGGGTTCACCGCCATAGCCTCCGGCGCCGCCTCTGCGGTTGTTGCATTTGACCAGCTCGTCAAGTCCGCCGGCAACTTCCAAGACCTGGCGGAGCAGATCGGCAGCTCGGCCGAAGGGCTGGCCTCGCTGGCCGTTTCCGCCTCCGTGGGCGGAACATCCATGGACGAGGTGGCCGCATTCGCCACCAAACTCACCAAGAACCTGACCGGCGTGGACGATGAGTCCAGCAAGGCCGGCGCCGCGCTGAAGGCGCTCGGGCTGGACATTGGCGAGCTGAAGGATGCCGATCCGGCCGACCAGCTGGAGCGTATCGCCAAGGCGCTGGACGGCTTTCAGGACGGCACCGGAAAGACCGCCGTCATGGAAGCCCTGGCCAAGGGCGGAGCCAAGCTGCTGCCCTTCCTGAAGGAGCTTTCATCCGAGGGCGGCCGGCAAATCATCCTCACGCAACAGATGATCGAGCAGGCCGATGCCTACTCGGACGCACAGGCGCGCTCACGCGCCAAGCTCGGGCTGTACGCCCAGGCGCTGGCCACCGAAGCCATCCCCGCGCTCACGGCCTTTCAGGAGGCGCTGACCGACACCGCCAAGGAAATGATGGGCGTGCGCGATGGCGCCACCACCCTCAAGGCCAACGACGGCGTGCGCGAGTTCGCCAAAGGCGCCGTCGGCGCGCTGGGCTTCGTGGTGGACGCGGCAGACGGGGTGTACCGGGTGGTGTCGATCATCGGCAAGTCGATTGGCGCCATTGGGGCGGCCGGTGCTGCGGTGGCGTCGGGCGAGTTCCGCATGGCCAAGTCCATCATGGCCGAGCTTGGCTCCGACGTGGACGCCACGCTGAACCGTGGCCTGTTTTCCGACAAGCTGCAAAAGCGTCTGGCCGAGATCGGCACGCAGACGCAGGCGCCGACGGGCGACAAGAACGGGGAGCTGAAGTTCGATGGCGCCAGCAGCGGAAAAGACGGATCAAAGTCCGGCAAGGAGAAAATCGACGAGAGCGCCACCGCCCTGGCCGCCTATGTGCGCCAGCTCGAATCCGCCACCGAGAAAACGCTGGAACTGACCGAGGTCGAAAAAGCGCGCATCTTCCTGACCACCATCGGCACCACGGGCGAAGTGGCCCAGGTGCGCGAGCTTGTGCTCGGCATGGCCAAGCGCATCGATCAGGAAAAAGAGCTTGGCGAACTGATCAAGCTCAAGCGCAGTGCATCGGCCGCCGCTGGCGATGCGGTCAACGCCGATAACGCCTGGTTTCAGGCCGCCAAAGACGCCACACCGAGCGCCAAGCTGGAAAAGCAGCGCGCTGACATGCAGCGCCTGGCCGCCGGGTTCACCAGTGGCGCATTTGGCGATCCGGCATCCATAGAAGCCATGAACGCCTACAGCGAGGCCGCCAGCACCATGCTGGGCAACATCAGCGACGGCGTGGTCAAGGTCGAAGGCGACTTCGACAAGCTGGGCGCCACCTTTGCCAGCAGCCTGGAAGATGCCATCGTCAAGGGCGAAGGCCTGCGCTCGGTCATTCAGGGCCTGGGGCAAGACATCCTGCGCATCACGGTGCGCAAGACCGTCACGGAGCCGATTGGCAATGCCGTCTCCGGCCTGTTCTCGGGTTTCAGCCTGTCCAAGTTGTTTGGCTTTGCCGAAGGCGGCGTGATGACGGGCGCTGGCCCACTGCCGCTGCGCCGCTATGCCAGCGGGGGCGTGGCCTCGTCGCCGCAGCTGGCCATGTACGGAGAGGGCAGCGTGCCCGAGGCCTTCGTGCCTCTGCCGGACGGCCGGCGCATCCCGGTGCAGATGCGCGGCGGGGGCGGGGGCCGCGCAGTGGTGGTCAACATCTCCAACGTCATCGGCAACGTGGCCTCGCAGACCGACGTGGTGGCCGGCATGAAAACCGTGCGCGCCCAGATCATTGGCGAGCTTTCGCGCGGGCAGCGCATGGGGGGGGCCTACGCATGAGCGCCATCACCTGGCCCACCGGGCTGGTGCCCAGCGCGGCATCGCTGCGCCTGTCCACCGTGCAGCGCGTCCACGCATCGCCCTTCGGCGGATCGGAGCAGACGGTCGATCTGCTCAACGACCGCTGGCTGCTGAGCCTCACGCTCAGTGCCCGCGCCGGCTTTGACAAGGGCGCGCAGATCGAGGCCTTCATTGCCGCCCTGCGCGGGCAGACCAACTACGTGGCGCTGTGGCATTTCGCCCGGCCATCCGTGCGCGGCACCCTGGCCTCGGCCACGGCCGCCAGCGCGGCGCAGGGCGCCAGCGCCGTGGTGCTCACGGGCAGCGGCACGCTCAAGGCCGGCGACATGCTGGGCATCAGCGGCCTGCTGCTTCAGGTGGCCGCCGACGTGACCGTGGGCACCAGCACCAGCGTGAGCATCGTCAACCGACTGCGCAGCGCCGTCTCCGGCACCGTCACGCTCACCAGGCCCACGGCCAATTTCCGCCTGACCGGCTCGCCCGCTGTGTCCTACGTGCCCGGCATGAGCGAGCCTGTATCCCTTGATTTTGCCGAGGTGGTGGCATGAAGTCGCTGGCGGCGGGCACCCTCACCGCGCTGGCGCAGCCCAGCGTGCCCATCGTGCAGCTGGTGCACATGGCGTTTTCGTCGCCCGTGGCGCTGAACACCAGCACCATGGACCTGGTCTATGGCGGCGTCACCTACAAGGGCGCCTACGGCCTGGGATCGATCGGCGCGGTGAAAGACTCGCCCGGCGAGATCAAGGGCCTGCAGTTCACCCTGTCGGGCGTGTCGGCCGCGTCCATCAGCCTGGCGCTGGACGGCGGCGACGTGTGGCAGGGCTGCGTGGTCACCATCCGCACCGCCATCCTGGATGCCAACTACGCCGTGACCGAGGCGCCCATCGAGTGGACCGGGCGCGGCGACGTGCTCAGCATCAGCGAGGACGGCTCCACCTGCACCGTCACGGCCACGGCAGAGTCCACGGCCGTTGATCTGCTGCGCGGCTCCGCCATGACCTATGGCGACGGCGACCAGCAATCGCTGTACCCCGGCGACCTCGCCTTCGAATATGTCGTTGACCAGGCGGGCAAGCCTGTCGTCTGGCCTTCCAAAGAGTTCTTCAAAAAATGAGCCACCTGACCCGCCTGCGCGACTGGCCCGAGCGCCTTGATGCCCTGTTGCGCAGCCGCGCCGCCGTGCCGTTCGAATGGGGCCGCAATGACTGCTGCACCTTCGTCGCCGATGCCATTGAGGCCATGACCGGGCGCGATGTGATGGAGTCGGTGCGCGGCTACTCCACGGCCTTGCAGGCGCAACGGCTGGCCCACGAGCGCGGAGGCTTGCAGGCGGCCGTCTGCGGGCTGCTGGGCGATCCGGTCAGCCCGGCCCTGGTGACGGTGGGCGATGTGCTGCTGCTGCGGCATGAAGACATGGAGCTGCTGACGCTGTGCAATGGCACCTCCGCCATCGGGCCCGGACCGTCCGGGCTTGTCACGCTGGCCGCGCCCGAAGTGGTGGCGGCCTGGAGGGTTGGCTGATGCCCGCGCTCGTCGTTGCCGGCATCGAGATGCTCGGGGCCGCCTTGCTCGGGGCGGGTGCTGGCGCCATCGGGGCCGCCGTGATGTTCTACGCGGCCGAGATTGCCACCGTGGCCATCCTGGCCGGCGGGCTGGCCTACAGCCAGAGCCAGAAAAGCAAGGCCGAGCGCGCGGCACGCGCCGCCTACAACGCCGCGCAGGTGGACCGGCTGGTCAATGTCAGCAGCTCCATCGCCTCGCGCGAGCTGGTCATGGGGCGCGTGCGCAAGGGCGGCGCCATCTTTTTCAAGGGCTCGGTCGGCGCAAACAACAGCAAGTTCGTCATGTGCATCGCCCTGGCCGCGCACGAGATCGACGCGGTGGAGACCATCTACCTCAACGACGTGCCCGTCACGCTGGACGGCTCCGGCTACGTGCAGGAGGAGCCCTACCGCATCGCCCGGCTGGAAAGCGCGCAAGAGTCCTTTGCCGGATCCTCCATCGTGCTGGCCCATGTGCCCGAGGCCGCCAGCGTGGTGGTCACGCGCCAGACCAACACCGGCAGCACCGAGCCCGGCGCGCAGTACGACAGCGAAATCATCGCGCACACGCTGGCGGGCAGCACCGTGACGATTGGCGACTCGCTGGGCGGCATCGTCAGCTACCAGTACACGGCCGCCACCAGCAAGGTCAAGATCCGCAGCTACCTGGGCACCAGCACCCAGACGGCCGACGCCACGCTGATCAGCCTGTTCCCCACGCTGTGGACAAGTGCCCACCGGGCGCGCGGCGTGGCCTACCTGATCTGTGAGTTCGACTACGACGAGACGGCATTCCCGTCCGGCCTGCCCAACGTCTCGGCCGTCATCCGGGGCGCCAAGCTGTACGACCCGCGCACGGCCACCACCGCCTGGAGCGAGAACCCGGCATTGATGGTGCGCCATGTGCTCACGCACCCGCAGTTCGGCAAGCGCACCTCGATGACCGCCGCGGAAGATGCGCGCATCACCGCCGCGGCCAACGCCTGCGACGCCTCCACCGTCTACACCGTGGACGGCGTGGCCCAGACCGCCCGCGCGCTGTACACCGCCGCCATC